ACAAAGAAGCTATAAAGCTGCCGTAGTTAGTTTAGGAAACGCTTTGCTACAACCAACTATGTATTTCAATCTCAGACACGTTCCAATGTTCAATGGACCGTATATGATTACTGATGTTTCTCACGCTATTCAACCAGGATCATTCCAAACAACATTCAATGGAGTTCGTCAAGGAATTTATGATTTACCTGCAATTGATAGTTTACTACAAAGTATCAATCAGAACTTGATCACTAAACTTGAAGAGGTTCTCAAAATCAACAAAGATCAAGTCGTAGTTTCTGGAACAACAAACAATATCAAGTCTGATAGTATTGTTCAAAAGGCTGACAATACTTTAGATACCACAAATTCATGTAGTTCTAAAATTACTGACGATGTATATCTGAATGCTAACCCTGGTTATGTTGCCGAAACTGGTAAATTAACTAAATACACTCCAACTGAGTTAGCGGATACATTGAAAAGACTTTTACCAAGTGACCCTATATTACAAACATTTATTTATTGTATCTCTTATATCCGAACATTCCAAAGTGATTCAAATACCGACCTTGGCAATTTCAACGGTTGGAATAATAACTTGGCTACGTTAGGATTAGACACAAATTGGTCAGGACAAGTATCGTTATTATCTAAAACTTACAGTTGCGTTAATGTCAAAACAACGGACTCCAAAAATACTTCTTTGCCTATTGCCCACTTTAGTTCTTTGGATGATTATGTAAGATTTATGGCGGCACGATTGAGGTCAAGAGTTAGTCAAATTTTAGAGCCAAATATGGGATTGGCAAAATATTATGTTTGTTTTTGGCCACAAAAAAATATTGATGTTACTTATTACGACGAAAATAAATCGAGATTTAAACAAACAGAAGATACTTTTTTCAAAGCCTTGTCATCGGCGGTAAGGGTTGGTTTAATTAACCCTGATGGTTCGGTTGACTTGAAAGAAACAATCAAGAATGATAATAAGAACCCAACTGTAACGCCAACACCTTCATTGAGTCAAACTTGTCCTCCTCCATCCTTAAAATCTTTCACTCCTGAGGATGGATACACAGGAACAATTATACAACTTAATGGAGAAAATTTTGAGTCAATAAAGTCTATAGAAGTGTCGGGCCAAAAAGTGGATATGAAAACCTTAACGGTATTTAACAAAAATACCTTAAGATTTACTTTACCTTCAATTACAATTCCATTAAACCAAGAAGTTGTTGCTGGAAAAATTACGATCACTACCGAATTCGGTACGTCAGAAAGTTCATTGAATTTCACATTTAATCCAGCATTGCAAAATGTAACAACTTCTTCTCCAGGAGGATACCAAAGTAAAGAACAAATACAACCTCCAACAATTGAACAACAAGAAGAGTTAGGACAGAATAGAAATCCTCAGGATATAGGAAGCGTAATTTTAGAAAGTGAGTCTACGTCTATTTTCACAAACTTTTTCAATAACCCTATAACCAACACACTAAAAGTTTATTTGAAACCTGAATCAACTCCTGGAATAATTTCAGAAACAGTCCTTATGGTAGTTTCGATATTCAATAGGAAACTAAGTAATAATAAATACGAAATAACATTAGACCGAACAGAAACTTTAGCATTGGATTCATTTGTAAAAGATAATGTTTTTTATATTACGTATGGTGATGTTGCGGATATTTTGATTAACAATCCTCAAGGATCCTTTAAAACTAATTTTATAAAAGGTGATCAATTGATAGAAATAAACTTTGAAATACAAGCAATTCCTTTGGATAAGATTAAATTCCCATCACCTGTTACAAGACCTTTCTTCTTCAGATTTAAATAAATGGTTAACTTACTTTATATTATAACAACATATTTATATAAAAAACATTCTTATGAATATTAAAACAGCATTGGACAATTATCTCGGTAAGTCTGTAAGATTTTCTGAACTTGATAACGGAGACGGAACAAAAGAAGTGTGTGACTTAGATACTGGAGCTTGTTACACAGTTAGAGAAAGAGACGGCTTAATCGAGAGAGCTGGTCATCAAACCACATTGAATAGAAGAGTAAGAGTCGAAACTCCAGGTGGGATAAAAACATTATTAAATGGTTAAACTATGAGTTTAGATAAAAAAATTATCAGTGAGATACAGAGATATCAAAAAATAAATCGATATATCCTTGAACAAGCGGGAGATGTCCCTGTTGAACCTGGATTGGAGGCTTTAACGCCACCAGCAGGTGCAACTCCACCGCCAGCACCAGCAGGTGCGGTTCCTCCGCCAGCACCTGAAGCACCAACTGAACCACAACCGATTGATGTAGAATCTGATCCTGAGGTTGAGAAAATTGATGACGAAGGAAAATCTGAAGAAGGTGAAGAAGGAGGTTCAGAGGAATTAGATATTACAGAATTAGTTGATTCTCAAAAAAACATCGAGACTAAACAAGAAGAATACTTCAACAATCTTTTTAACCAATTGAATGACCTTCAGTCTAAACTTGGTGAAATGGATACTATTATGACGAAGTTGAATTCTTTGGAGACTAAAATTGAGAAATATAGAGAAAAAACTCCACAAGAAAAACTTGAGTTAAGATCCTACGACTCATATCCCTTCAACCAAAAACTTTCACAGTTTTTTGACGACAAACAAGAAGAGATGGAAAAAACAGGAAAAAATGATTATGTTTTAACGGCCGATGAGGTTACCGATATAAACGTAAACGATATCAAAAATTCATTCCAACCTGGTGGAGGTATGGATAAAGAAGTTTACAAAACATCGTTTAGATAACACAAACATCTACACGTTATAAAGGTATCTTCGGATACCTTTTTTATTTGACTAAAGTCGCACAATTACCTATTATTATATAAACATATTATCTATCTAAATTTTAATTTATGAGTTCATTAGACGCCGTATTGGCACAGTACGAAAAAAATCAACAAGGGGGCGGGGCCCAATCAAGAATGTCGCAAGACGAAAGAATGAAAAAGTATTTCGCTTTGATCTTAGGAGATAAAGAGAAATCAGGTCAGAGGAGAGTAAGAATTCTCCCAACTTCGGATGGATCTTCTCCATTCAAAGAAGCTTGGTATCATGAAATCCAAGTTGGAGGTCAATGGCAAAAATTCTATGATCCAGGAAAAAATGACAACGAACGTTCTCCTCTAAATGAGGTTTACGAAGAGTTGATGTCAACTGGTAAAGAATCTGATAAAGAATTGGCAAAACAATATAAGTCTCGTAAGTTTTATATTGTTAAACTAATTGATAGAGATCACGAAGAAGATGGTCCTAAATTTTGGAGATTTAAGCACAACTATAAGAATGATGGTATCCTTGATAAAATCATTCCTATTTGGAGAAATAAAGGAGACATCACAGATCCAACCAATGGACGAGATTTGGTAATTGAATTGTCCAAAGCTAAAACTCCTAAAGGTAAAGAATACACCACAGTATCAACTATCATGTATGATGATCCTGCTCCTGTTCATACAGAGAAATCTCAAGCTAAAGCTTGGATTGAAGATGAATTGAGTTGGACTGATGTTTATTCCAAAAAACCTGTTGAATATTTGGAAGCTATTGCTCGAGGAGAAACTCCTAAGTGGGATAGTGAAAAAGGAGGTTATGTCTATGGAGACTCTTCTACTCACGAAGAAAGTTTCGGAGGCGGTTCAAAATCCAATAGTAAGTATGAAGATCCACAGATGGATTCTGATGTGGATGGAGATTTACCATTCTAATTAGTATTACAAGCGTAGGGATAATACCCTACGCTATTTTTCCCCCACTTTTATGGCAATTAAAAAAAACGATTTCACGTCAATTAAAAAGAAGTTTTCAACTTCCGCAAAATATAAACCACAAAGATTTTTCGATTTGGGTTCTGACTTCTTAGATGCAGTTGGACTTCCTGGTCCTGCAGTTGGACATCTCAACATGTTCTTGGGTCACTCAGATACAGGAAAAACTACTGCATTAGTAAAGACTGCGGTTGATGCTCAAAAGAAGGGTATTCTCCCTGTTTTCATCATTACAGAACAAAAGTGGAGTTTTGAACACGCAAAACTTATGGGGTTTGAATGTGAGGAGGTTGTAGATGAAGAAACTGGTGAAATCGATTGGGATGGATTTTTTATTTTTAACAACAATTTTGATTATATCGAGCAAATCACGGATTACATAAATGATTTGTTGGATGCACAAGAAAAAGGAGAACTTAACTACAGCTTGTTGTTCCTTTGGGATTCTGTAGGCTCAGTTCCATGTAAAATGACTTTTGAAGGTAAAGGTGGTAAGCAACACAATGCATCAACGTTGGCTGACAAAATTGGTATGGGGATTAACCAAAGAATTTCAGGTTCAAGAAAGGCTGATTCTGACTATGAAAACACTTTGGTAATTGTTAATCAACCGTGGGTTGAACTTCCTGATAATCCTTTTGGACAACCAAAAATTAAGGCTAAAGGTGGTGAATCTATTTGGTTGAACTCATCTTTGGTATTTCTTTTTGGAAATCAAAAGGGAGCGGGAACTAATAAGATTACTGCAACCAAAGACAAAAGAAGTGTCAAGTTCGCAACTCGAACAAAAATTTCTGTTTTGAAAAACCACATCAATGGATTGGGATATGAAGATGGAAAAATTATAGTTACCCCACACGGATTTTTAGCGGGTAAAGAAGCCGCTGAAGAAAAAACTTCTATCGAAGCTTACAAGAAAGAATATGCCGATTATTGGAAAAATATCATCGGTTCAGATGGAGATTTTACTCTCAAAGAAGAAAAAGAAGAATTGTAATTCCAACATTTTTGATTTATAGACCGTGACTAAAACTTTATTGATCGACGGTGATAACTTATTCAAAATAGGTTTTCACGGTGTAAAAGAACTATATAATGGTGGAGATCATTTGGGTGGTATTTTTCATTTTGTAAACATCATAAGAAAATTTTTGGAAGAGCATAACCACGATAAGGTTGTTGTGTTTTGGGATGGTAGTTCCAATTCTTCGGTTAGAAAATCTTTGTACCCACAGTATAAGGCTAATCGTCGCCAAGATATGAATGAGTTTAAGTATGAGTCATATCTACAACAAAAAGTTAGGGTAAAACAATATCTCGAAGAAATTTTTGTTCGTCAGGTTGAAATGATTAACAATGAGGCTGATGATTTGATTGCATATTATTGCAAAATAGCGACCGATGAACAAATAATAATATTCTCAGCGGATAAGGACCTAACACAATTGATCACAGAAAGGGTTACAATATACTCTCCTACGTCCAAAAGTTATTTTAGGTATGGAGATAAGATCTCTATTAATAAAGTCGACATACCTCACGTAAATGTCCTTATAACCAAAATCTTCACAGGGGATAAGTCCGACAATATTGATGGTATAGAATTGCTAGGAGAAAAAACTTTAATTAAACTTTTCCCACAATTACTTGATAAACCGTGTACAATCAATGAAATCTTGGATATTGCGCGAAATGATAAGCAAAATAAAAAAACAAAAGCAATACAAAATATTTTGACAGGTAAAACCAAAAACGGTATTTTTGGTGAAACTTTTTATGAATTAAATAAAAAAATTGTTGATCTTTGCAACCCACTTATAACTGATGATGGTAAACAATTAGTCAAACAAATTTATACCGACACCATAGATCCCTCGGATCGTGGATACAAAAATTTGATGAGGATGATGATGGAGGACGGCCTTTTCAAATACCTACCCAAAAACGATGAAGCTTGGGTAAATTTCCTCCGACCATTTATGAAACTTACACGAAAAGAAAAAAGAAATACAAACAAAATTTAATCTATTCTATGAAAGAACAAGACAGCACAAAAATGGAATTTCTTCTAACACTCAATGACAACATTGTGGTTCAAAGATTTTTCAATGTAAGGGGATATAACCCTAACGCAAAAAATTCAATCGAGTTTATTGACATGATCAATGCGATCAAATATGAACTTGAGTATCATTTGAAAATGAAAACCGTTATCTATATGATGGATAATAGTGAGGCAATCATGCATGACGCAACTATTATGGACACGTCATACACTGATGGACCTGAAATTTTCAATTTGTATGTAAAAAATGGTGATGTGACAATTTGTCACACAATCTTTGATGGAAAATTTTTTCCACCTAAAGTTCGTTACACCGTTGACGTGAGACCATTCTTGAAAGATATTCTCCGTGATTTAACTGACATTTTTTCATCCCAAAGATTAAATTTTCAATATTTGGATTTTGATCTGAGTAAGTGAATATTTAATATTACTAAGGGAGATAGGAACACATATGAATAAAAATTTCGATTATTTGGGTAACACATTTCAGATTCAACTATTGAATCAAATTGTGGTAGACAAAGATTTTTCGTCATCAATAATTGATGTTATTGAGGCGAATTATTTTGATAACAAATACTTTAAAATCATTCTACAAATGATTAAGGAGTATTATGTAAAGTATGAATCTACACCCAACTTCGAAACACTCGAACAAATTATTAAGTCTGAAGTTTCACAAGAACTTGTTGCTAAGATTGTGTTAGACACTCTGAAACAAGTTAAAGAAGCTCCGTTTGAAGGAACACAATTTGTTCAAGAAAAAGCACTGAAATTTTGTAAACAACAAGAACTTCAGAAAGCTATGGATAAGGCTCAAAAGATAATCACTCAAGGTGATTTTGAGTCTTATGACAAAGTAGAAGGTTTGGTGAGAGAGGCTTTGCAAGTTGGTGAAATTGAAAAGGGACAATCAGATATTTTTTCTGATTTGGATACAGTACTTGATGAAGATTATAGACACCCAATTCCTATGGGAATACCAGGTATTGATAGACTTCTTAAAGGTGGTTTAGCTAAAGGAGAGATTGGAGTTATCTTAGCACCAACTGGAGTTGGTAAGACTACTATTCTTACCAAAATTGCTAACACTGCTTTTAATATGGGATATAATGTTTTACAAATATTTTTCGAAGACAATCCAAAAATTGTTCAACGTAAACATTTTACTATTTGGACTGGTATTCCTCCCGATGAATTGGCAAAACATAAAGATGAGGTGATGGGGAAGATAACGGAAATACAAGAAACTATGAAAAATAAACTTGTATTGAAAAAATTAGCTTCCGACACAATGACTATGAATCAGATCAAAAATCAAGTTAGAAAAATGATTGCTGATGGGGTTAAAATAGATATGGTCATGTTAGATTATATTGATTGTGTTTTACCTGAGTCTTCTTCTAAAGATGAATGGAAAGCCGAAGGATCAGTAATGAGAGGATTTGAAGCTATGTGTCACGAATTGAGTTTGGTAGGTTGGACCGCAACACAAGGAAATAGAAGTAGTATTTCATCAGAAGTTGTAACAACAGACCAAATGGGAGGGTCTATTAAGAAGGCACAAGTTGGTCACGTAATCATTACTGTTGCAAAAACACTCCAACAAAAAGAAATGAATCTGGCAACAATAGCGATTACAAAATCACGTCTTGGAAAAGATGGAGTTGTATTTGAAAATTGTAAGTTCAACAATGAACTTCTTGAGATTGATACAGAAAGTTCAGTTACGTTCTTAGGATTCGAAGAACAACAAGAAGAGAAGAAGAGAGACAGAGTTAAGGAGTTGATGGAAAAAAGAAAACAGAAAGAACAACAACAACAATTATAAAAACACACAATTAATTATGGAAAAAATTTTAGTAGAAAATCCGAATAGATTCGTCATTTTCCCTATTGAACACAATGATATTTGGGAATTTTATAAATCTCACCAAGCAGCTTTTTGGACCGCAGAAGAAGTAGATTTAACAAATGACATTAGAGATTGGAATAATCTAACTGAAAACGAACAATATTTCGTCAAGAACATTTTGTCATTCTTTGCCGCATCCGATGGCATTGTAAATGAAAATCTTGCAGAAAACTTTGTTAAAGAAGTACAATATCCTGAAGCAAAATTCTTCTATGGATTTCAGTTGATGATGGAAAACATCCACAGTTTGATGTATTCATTGTTGATTGATACATACATCTCAAATGAGAAAGAAAAACAATTATGTTTCACAGCATTAGACAATTTACCTGCAGTACAGAAAAAGGCGAAGTGGGCACTTGATTGGATTAAGAACTCTACATTCCAAGAGAGACTCGTCGCATTTGCTGCGGTTGAAGGTATATTTTTCTCAGGGTCATTCTGTTCAATCTTTTGGTTGAAATCAAGAGGTATTATGCAAGGATTGTGTAATGCAAACAGTTTGATTTTCAAAGATGAGAATCTTCACTGTGACTTCGCAATTCACTTGGTTAATAACCACTTGGAAAACAAGCCATCTGAGAAAAGAATTAAAGAGATTCTATTGTCCGCTTTGGAAATTGAAAAAGAATTCATTACTGAATCATTACCAGTTTCACTTATTGGTATGAACTCTAACCTTATGAAACAATATTTGGAATTCATCACTGACCAATTATTGGTTAAGTTCGGATGTAAAAAAGAGTTCAATGTAGAACAACCATTCAAATTTATGGAACAGATTGCGGTCGAGACAAAAGGAAACTTTTTTGAGTCTAGAACTATGGAATACCAGAAGGCTAAACTAAACGAAGAATTATCATTTGATTCTGATTTTTAATTTAATACTTTTATACCTATGATGTCATTAAAAATTAAAAAAAGAGGTGGGGAAGATGTTGCATTCAATCCTCAAAAAATTTATAACAGAATTAAAAGAGCTGCGAAAGGGTTGACTGTAAACTCTGACGAAATATTCATTAAGGTGATTACATCAGTACCAACTGAAGGAAACATAACAACAAAAGAGTTAGACAAACTTGTCTATGAGATTGCCGCGGCATATACTGGTAGTCACTATGACTACTCAAGACTTGCATCATCAGTTGCGATTTCATCATATCATAAAGAGACCGACCCAAGTTTTTCTAATGTAATGCATACATTACACGTTGATGGTGTAATCCACGATGATTTGATGGCAAAGATTGAAGAGTATGGACCGTCCAAAATTGACGAAGTTATTAATCATGAAAACGATTATAATTTTGATTACTTTGGTTGGAGATCATTACAAGAAATGTATCTATTGAAAACTCCTCAAGGAAAAGTTATTGAAAGACCACAACATATGTACATGAGAGTTGCGTTGTGGGTTACAAATACTTTTGAGGAGGCGGTTGAATACTATGAGTCGTTGTCAAGTCAACGTATTTCCAAGGCAACACCAATTATGATTAACTCTGGCACAAAAGTTCCTCAGTTGGCTTCTTGTGTATTACACTACAACAATTCCGACTCTAGAGATGGTTTGTTGAAAACTTTAAATGATATTTCAACATATTCATCAGATGCGGCGGGTATTGGATTATCTATGTCCAATATCAGAAGTAAAGAAAGTCGAATCAAATCTTCAGGTGGATTTGCTGGTGGTTTGTTGAAGTACTTGAAGATTGTTAATGAATCCTTAAGATATTTCAATCAACAAGGTAGAAGACCTGGTAGTGCGGCAATTTATTTGGAACCGTGGCACAAAGATATTTTTGACTTGTTGGACATTAAAAAGAATACAGGTGCTGAAGAATTGAGAGCGAGAGACTTGTTTACTGCATTATGGATTCCTGATAATTTTATGAGAGCGGTTAAGAATAATGAAGATTGGTACTTATTCTGTCCTAATGACATTATTAAAGCTGGAATTAAACCATTACAAGAATGTTATGGTGAAGAGTACGAACAAAACTACAGTAAGGCTGTAGACTTGGGAATTGGTCGTAAGGTAAAGGCACAAGAGGTATGGAGTAAAGTAATTGAATCTCAAATTGAGACTGGTGTTCCTTACTTGTGTGCTAAGGATAGTGCGAACAAGAAAACAAACCATCAAAATATTGGTGTGATTAAACAATCTAACCTATGTAATGAAATCTATCAGTATACTGATGAGAACACAACCGCAATTTGTACTCTATCTTCAATCGTTCTTAAAAACTTTATTGTTGAAGGAAAGTTTGATTACAAGTTATTAATTCAAGAAGTTAGAAAGGCAGTACGAGCGTTGAACAATGTTATCGACAAAAATAATTATTCAACTGAAAAAGGTCTTAAAGGAGGTTTAGAACAAAGAGCAATTGGTATTGGAGTACAAGGTTTAGCAGATGTATTCTGTCTTTTGGATTATGTTTTCACTTCTGATGAAGCTAAGACTTTGAACAAAAATATTTTTGAAGCAATTTACTTCGCAGCAATTACTGAAAGTAATGATTTGTGTAAGAAAGGAATTAGACATCCTTATGAATTCTTCAAAGGTTCTCCGATGTCAAAAGGTATTTTCCAATTTGATATGTGGGAAATTAATGACTCTGAGTTATTTTTAGATTGGGAAACATTAAAGAAAGATGTTAAAGAGTTTGGTGTTTGTAACTCTTTGTTTACCGCTCAGATGCCGGTTGCATCTTCAGCAAAAATTACAGGTTCATTTGAAATGACTGAACCAGCACATTCAGCACTATTCAACCGAAGAGTTGTTGGTGGGGAAATTATGATTGTGAATAAATACTTGATTAATGATTTTGAGAAGATTGGTATTTGGTCTGAGGATTTGAAAAATGAAATTATTTTGAATGAAGGGTCAATTCAAAATATTAACTTCAATCAGTATCTTGATGTTGAAGATAAAAACTACAATAAAAAAGTTAAAAGGATTGAACATTTGATTCCAAAATACAAAACTATTTGGGAAATTTCTCAGAAAGAATTGATTAATATGGCGGCGGATAGAGCACCATTTATTGACCAATCTCAATCGATGAACATTTATATGTCAAATCCGACATTGTCAAAGATTACTTCATCACATTTCCATTCATGGGAAAAAGGTTTGAAAACCCTTTGTTATTATGTCAGAACTAAAGCAATTTCAACAGGGGCTAAACATTTGGCTTTAGATATTTCAAAAGTTCAAAAACCAAAACCTGTTGTAGAAGTTCCAAAGGTTGATTATAGTAGTATGAATTTACCACCAAAACCTGAAGGAATTGAAATCGAATGTTTCGGTTGTTCTTCGTAATTAAATAATTAATCCCGATATATTTCGGGATTTTTTATTTCGGGCTATTTATAAGGAAAAACAAGGGACTTATATTTATCTTTATGGCAAACGGAGTTACATATGGTATTAATTTTCCATTCAGAGATTCAAGACGAGGAGATTATTTAGAGCTTACTCAATTAGCAGACCAACAGGTAAAGTCAGATTTAATTCATTTACTTCTAACCAGAAAGGGAAGTAGATATTATCTACCAAATTTTGGAACAAGATTATATGAATTTTTATTTGAGCCTTTCGATGGATTAACGTTTGATGCAATTCAATCGGATATAAGGGATGCGGTTCAGACTTTTATGCCGAATCTTTTATTAAATCAAATAACAATAACACCAGCAGACCCTGAGGAAGAAGTAGATAGTATGATAGGAGAAAATACACTTGGTACAAGTGAATCACCAATCTATAGATTACCAGGTAAAGGAACCTCAGAATATACTGCAAAAATTAGAATAGATTATTCAAATAACAGATCAAGTTTTGCTCAAAGTGATTTTGTTATTATTAATATTTAATATAGATGGCAAATCGTAAAATTTCATATACAACCAGAGATTATCAGGGAATAAGAACTGAGTTACTTAATTATGTAAGGACTTACTATCCTGAACTTATCCAAGATTTTAATGACGCATCTGTATTCTCGGTGTTTTTAGATTTGAACGCTGCAGTTGCTGACAACCTACATTATCATATAGATAGAAGCATTCAAGAAACTGTACTTCAATACGCACAACAGAGGTCTTCAATTTATAATATCGCCAGAACTTATGGTTTGAAATTGCCAGGACAAAGACCATCTGTAGCCTTAGTAGATTTTTCAATAACTGTTCCTGTATTTGGTGATAAAGAAGACGAGAGATATTTGGGAGTTTTGACAAGAGGTTCTCAAGTTTCAGGAGCTGGTATTGTGTTTGAAAATATATATGATGTTGATTTTACCTCACCATACAATGCGCAAGGTTTTCCAAACCGACTTAAAATTCCAAACCGTAATGCCAACAATGTCATAATCAATTATACTATTACTAAAAGAGAACTTGTTGTAAATGGAATTACAAAAGTTTTCAAACGAGTAATAACTCCAAATGATGTTAAACCATTTTTTGAATTGTTTTTACCTGAAAAAAATGTTTTGGGTATTACAAGTGTTTTGTTAAAAAGTGGTACTGAATATACAAATATCCCTACTGTCGCAGAATTTTTAGGTACACCTAATAAATGGTATGAAGTAGATGCATTAGCCGAAGACAGAGTATTCATCGAGGATCCTACTAAAGTTTCTGACCAACCTGGAATTAAGGTAGGAAGATATATACAAACATCAAACAGATTCATCAGTGAATATACTCCTGAAGGGTTTAAGAAGTTGACATTTGGTGGAGGAACAAATACGGCTCAAGATGCCTTAGACCAATTTACAACTGTAGGGGCAACAATCGACTTACAAAGATATTCAAATAATTTATCTTTGGGGTCAGCTTTAACACCTAATTCAACTTTATTTGTGCAATACCGAGTAGGTGGTGGATTGGGTACAAACTTAGGTACAAATGTAATTACACAAATAGGAACTGTTTCATTTTTTGTTAATGGACCTTCTGAACTTACAAACTCTTCGGTGGTGAATTCTTTGAGATGTAATAACGTTACTGCTGCAATTGGTGGGGCGGGATTACCATCACTCGAAGAAATTAGGAATTATGTTTCGTTCAACTTTTCAGCACAAAAAAGAGCGGTGACTGTACAAGATTACGAATCGATTATTAGGAATATGCCTTCTGAGTTTGGTGCACCTGCCAAAGTATCAGTAACTGAAAATAATAATAAAATATTAATTCAGTTATTATCTTATGATACTTCTGGTAAGTTGACGAATATAGTTTCGAATACTTTGAGACAAAACATTGCAACATATCTTTCTAACTACAGAATGATGAATGATTACATATCAATTTTCACCGCTGAAGTGATTGATTTAAGTGTTGAAGTTCAAGTCGTATTAACTTCAGCTCAAAATTCAGGACAAGTAATTGCTGAAATAGTTGACAGAATTTCAACATATTTTAATCCTCAAGTCAGAGAATTGGGACAAAACGTTTATTTATCAGAGATACAAAGCATTGTTCAAAACCAAAGTGGTGTTCTAAGTGTTTCTTCAATCAAAGTTTTCAATAATGTTGGTGGTCAATATTCTTCAGCAGAAACTTCAATGGAATATTCAGACCCTGAAACGAAACAAATTGCACCTGTTAATTCAACAATTTTCGCACAACCTTCTCAAGTGTATCAAATTAGATATCCAAATAAGGATATTAAAGTCTCGGTAATTAATTTCCAATCTACAACATTATCGTAATAGGTTTATTATCTAATACTTTGGTCTATAATTTATCATGTGTGTATCAACTTTGAAAAATTACACATAAAGTATTTATAAACTAAAGACAATAGATGGGCGATTCATATAGAATTAAGACCGAACTTGGTATTAACAAATCAATTAACGTACAATTAGACCAAGAGTTTGAGTTCTTAGAAATTTTATCTCTCAAGATACAACAGACAGACATCTACACAAGAAGTTGTGCTGATTATGGTGTCTTAGTTGGTCGAGTTACGGCAAATAACGGATTCGGAATACCGAATGCGAGAGTTTCAATATTCATTCCTATTGAACAAGTCGATGAATCAAATCCATTGATTACATCTATATATCCTTACAAATCTCCAAATGATAAAAATGAAGATGGGTATAGATATAATTTACTTCCCTACACTCCTTCATACTCAAAACATTCTGCGACAGGAACTTTACCATCAAGATCGGATGTATTGACTGGAGGCACTGCTGTTGAAATTTACGACAAGTATTACAGATTTACTTCTAAAACTAATGATAGTGGTGATTACATGATTATGGGTGTTCCACTCGGGCAACAAACTATAGTCATGGACGTAGACCTTTCAGACATCGGTGAATTTTCTCTAACACCTCAAGATTTAATTAGAATTGGTTTAGCCACTGAGGCACAAGTTGCAGGAAATAAATTTAGAACATCAAGTGACTTAAATTCTTTACCACAAATAATTAACTTAGTTAAAAATGCTGAAATTTCTCCTTTGTGGGGAGATCCTGAAATATGTGACATATCAATTAATAGATTAGATTTTGACTTACGAGATGATGCAAATGTTGATATTCAACCAACATCAGTTTTTATGGGGTCAATTTTTTCGACTGAAGATAATTTTAGACTCAGATCTAATCGAATACTTGGAAACGAATTGGGATGTAGACCTCGTGACAACATGGGGAATTTGTGTGACCTTATTCCGGGCCCAGGACAAATATTAGCAATCAGACAGACAATCCAACAAGATGAGGATGGTAATCCTGTGTTGGAGGTTTATGAGTTGGAGCAAGCTGGAAATGTCATAGATGGGGATGGAACATGGATTGTCGAACTTCCAATGAATTTAGATTACTTTATAACAAACGAGTTTGGTGAAAAAGTAATATCGAGTGATACTACGGTTGGTATTCCGAGTAAAGCAAAATATAGATTCAAAATCAAATGGCAACAGTCACCTGGTTTATCTCAACAAACTAGAAGAGCAAGTTTTTTAATTCCAAATGTTAGAGAATATGGTTGGATTAGTTCTAATGACGATCCAAATTATTCATCAAGTGTTACCGCAAAAAATAAATTAAAAAGTTCTTATTACTTTGGATTAGATTGGAATGGTTATGTGACAGGGTTTACAAGCTCAGAAAGAATTCAAAAGCTCAACGAGATAATTGATTGCCAAGACACTTTTTATGAATTCAAATTTAATCGGGTTTACACTGTTTCAAATTTGATTGACCAATACAAAAAAGGAGGAAGAGGAAGATTTATAGGAATAAAAGAAATCGATGATTCATCTTGTAATTCAACTGTGAATAAATTTCCTACGAATGATGGATTTAAAAATTTCAACATATTATTTTTTGTATTTTCATTATTAATGCAAGTAATCCAAATTATTTCTATTCCTTTATTAATAGTAATACATGTTTTAGCCTTTGTGTGGAATTTATTTGTTCAATTAAAACCTTGGCTTGATGCTATACTTGGAATTCTAACTGGATATTACTTATTTCGGGCGGGTAAATTTTTTGTTACCTTTATAAAAGAAAAGATACAGGCAAAAAACTATTTTGCGACAGCCGTCGCGATAGCGGCGTTGCCTATCTTTGGTGCAATTTTATCGGCCTCGTATACTATTGCGGGGGGAGTTGCCGCGGCGGCGGCTGCTGAGGCTTTTGGTCTTTTTCTTAAAAACTTAGCGACTGCGGCGGCGATAGGAGGGTTATTAATTACCTTAAATGTTATTTTCAGACTAGTCAAGGGCCAACCAGTTAAAGGGTTCAATCTTCCAGTAATTACCTACCCTGATTGTTCATCTTGTGACTGTGGAAGTACCGACATAGAACCTGAAAACTCTAGTTTACCTTTAAGTACTTTAGTAACACAATTTTCCAATCAATCGTTATATTATAATAATTTAGTTAGTTCTGTAACTCAATTAGGAATTTCTAATGAAAACTCTGAACTTGCTGCAGGGTCTTTTTCTTCGACTATTGGAGGAAATAATGAAGCACAAAATAATAATCAGGTTTATAAAGTAATGAAATCTGATATTTCACTATTAACTGATGAAAATAATAGTGATATAACATATGAATTTTTCTCTTACTCAAGAGATATTCCGTTTGGAGAAAGAATAAATAATTTTAATTTACGACAAAAATATTTTAATGGTTCAAATCGTATTAGTGTTTCATTCGATACTAACTTAAACAAACATTATGACAATACATTAGTATTAATTTATGACGCACCTTTAGACTCAGGTACTCTTTTGACTTTTGTAAATCCTTTACTTACCAGAGACGTAAATGCGACGTATACTGGAAATACTGGGCCATATGAAAGGGGGATAGGTGGAACACCATTGAATCCCGAAGCTTCAACTTATGTTGTCGAGTATTGTGACCCAAACAATCAACTAAACAACTTATCGGTAAGTTATTTGTTAAACACAGGATCGACAATAACTAATTACAAATTTCCATCTGATGTTGAATACTTCCAAGTACTGACAGGAATTACCGTTGCAGATGCCTCTAATTTATGGAATACATCTACTGTTGGGTCATTACCGAACATAATGAACTCTGGAACTCAGGTCATTTTAAGTACAAAAATACCTATTATTGGTTGGAACGAAACAAGTTTTTCTGAACTGCAAATCAAAAATTTATTCGAATCATTTTCAGAAAAGTACATTTTAATTTTGCAACGAGGTGTCGACCCATACTCACCACTTTATAATAACAAGTATGGATTAGGTAAGTTATTCGGATTGGCAAATGAAGATGATTTTACTATAACAGCAAATACCAGATTGAATATTCCAATTCAAAAATTACCTGATAGTACAATATCAGTCCAAAAATTTACCTCACAAAATAATATTTTTTACCCTTCTCATTTTTTTGCTGGTGATGCTTCACAATTTTCTGGATTTACAACTAGTATAGTTGGGTACTACGGTGGATATGACGCGTCTAATCGACCACCAAATTCATCAGTACTTAATGTTAATGGTGTAAACTGTTTTGTGTCGTCAACATCAAACAAAACTTGGTCTAGTGGTATAGATGAGCCCGCTAGATATACTACTTCTGAAGATTTATCAGGTGGCGGGTATTATTTTCTAGAAGGAGGAAGGGAACCTAACTTAACAAAAATAACATATAATACAAGTGTGTTATTACCAAGTCTAACTGCAAATCCAATGAGTATTACTTCAAGGATAAATAATGTTATGAGAACTGATAGACTTCCATCGTCAGATGTTTTGGATGGATCTAGTTTTAATTATAACCCGGCATTACTACAACAAAACTTAGGGTTCGGGGTATATTTAATTGATGATGAGGGAAACTCAACTATAACACCAAACTTTTCAATTGGTGCTGACATAACTAATCCTGATATTGTGGGTCAATACGCTTATGAGAATGTTTTTGAAACTCTCAATAACTGTAGTCAAACTGTAAGTTTGGGATGTTATGAGGGATTTGGTACTGACTTCCAAGTCAATCAAAACTGCGCAGATAAAGATGCGGTTATAGGAGGTTGCTATCGATTCCTGAAGAGACCTCTATTGGACATAGGAAAAGATGTACGAAATTTCAATGAGTGGGCTTATCGATGGAGATTTTTTTATGGATTATGTCAAGGTGTATTGTCTCAATCATTTGTAAACAATTGGATAAATGGAGCATTGTATATGTATCCAATACAAATTAATACAATTTTTGATTCTCAAAATAAACCTCAACCACCTATTTTCTGTAAAGATGTAATATACTTTGAAAGTGATACTAATAACTTCTATTATAGAAGCAGTCCATTTAACGAGTTTACAAATAAATTTGTTGGTAAATTAGCAACCCAAGTAGGATCGCTTAATGATTTGAATCTTCAGTCCCCTACTACAATCATCAATCTTGGAATGAAGGATAGTTTCTATAATGAAATCGTCTTGGGTGATGGTGATACAGGGGCTTATGTGATGAATCAAATGAATCCTACTTCATATGGAGACCCATCTGACTTGATAAACCTTTTTGTGATTTCAAGAATTACTGATGAAAAATTTTTACAAAGGATAATTAGTGGGGCGGATAATGGAATTAACCAACTTTTTTCAAGACCAGATCTTCGAATTGACGGTGATTTAGCTCAATTATTATCTATTAACTCAGAATTGGGTGTAATTAAGTTTTCACCTGAATTCTATCAAATTGTTCCTAATCAATTAGGGCCTGTAGAAGTTTTAGGAACTCCGTCAAATCCTTTAATTGCTGTTTGGTTTTCATCCACAACCGAGGACCTTCAAGTTAAAGATTACTTAACTCCAGGTAGAATTAATTTCAGAACAAATGATAATTCTGTAAATTATCCATATCCATATGGAATCAAATCACAGGTAGTTCCTTTTTATCAATGGAAACTTAGAAATCAAAATACAATTTTTGGGACGGAACTAAATGATTGGGGAACCGACTATGTAGATATTGTACAAGATAAACTATATCAATCTTTAGACAGAACGAGTCTTACAACTCCTAACTATTTTAGACCTTTGACAAGTAGTGTAAGTGACCTGTATGCAAGAGGTTACATTTTTAGTGTAGACGCTGCGGGTAATTATTCTACAACTGGTGCTTCGTCAGGTCGATTTATTGTTGGTGCACCATTTCATTTTTATTTTGGGATAGTTAAAGGTAATAGTGCTTTAGATAAATTCAAAACAAAGTATTCTGTAGATGAATAAATATTCTTTAATACCAAGTAGTCAGAGATATAAAGGTGCTCCCGCATTGAATGAAGAATTGACAATTACTCTTCAAGAACAAAGCCAGGAGATTACTGAGTATGATCGAACATCAACTCTGAATTTGGCTCAAGTCTATGACGACGAAAGACAATCAAACACTATTTTCAGGCCAACATTCAAAGTTACATACCTTTACGATAATACTTATACAGGAAATACAAATTACCTCCCATTTCAGTACAATCTATATTATACTGACCCTATTTCATCTAAACAAAGTGGTATTTGGAGAGGATTCCCCCAATATTATGAATTTGATTTCTACAGACCTAACGTAGGAGACAATCATTTTCAATATAAAGCCAAAAGTGCTTACACCTATAATTGGATGTATTATCTAACCTATCCTTATGAGAATGATGGGAATAGGAGACTTACATATTACTCAAGAACAAACAATGATGTGAATTGGATTGCCTCCAGTGGTATTCCATTTTCGATTACAAGTACTACTCGTAATGGTAATGGATTGGTTTCATTCGTATGTATTGCTCCACATGGATTGACAATAGGAGAATATGTTGAATTGTCTTTCAGTTACAGAGGGAGCAACATTTTTCAAGTGTTTTCATTAGGAAATGGATTATTTGGGAGTAGGGAACACGTATTCAATTTGTTTAACATTGGATTTACTGGAGCAACATTTAGTAATGGTAAAGTTGGAACTTTTAGAAGAGTTATTAACCCAAGTAATTTGATAGAAACAAGGTCTAAATATTATATTAAGAAATATAAAGTTTTAACCAATCTTACTGACCTTGCTATAACCAAAGCAGGATTTGAGAAAAATGTGTTCGGGGAGCAAAGTAAGTTAGAATATAGTTCAATTACACCAAATAATATAACTAGGATTTCCCAAAAGTTGAGTTCCAATGCCTTTGACTTAACATCAAATTATGATTTGGATTTTGCGGCATTACGGGACAATCAAAAAAGACCATTGAATGAAATCAGTTTGACAATCATTAACAAAGGATATTCAGGGTATTTCAATCAACCATTCAGAGGAGTTGGTTTGAAACAAGGGTGGGAGTTTAACTTATCAAAAAATATTAATCCATGGTGGGACTTGAAAAATGAAAGGTCAAATACGAGTATTCCTGTGTCAGCGTATACTCTCACCAATGGTGCGAGAAAGACATTTTATTATAATCTCGATTTGAAAGCTGGTGACGTAATTGATGGTGATTTTTGTGAGTGGAATGATTATGAACAAGCTGAACGTGTTGTATCCAAATACTATCACAAATTGAAGTTCAATCAAGATGTATTTCAAACAACAAATGATGTTTCAACCAACACACCTGGATATTACTACAGTCCCCACAATACAATGGTTCTGAAAGTTTTTTCAGATTACATTGAAACTGCTAATTTAGGTCAAATTGATAATGTACCAAGTTGGGCGTTTTATTCAAACGTAGACCGGCAGTTTAGATGGAGAGATATTTATACCTATGGATTTATAGACAACTTGGGACGTGGTGTTGATTATCCATATTTGAATTCTGCCCATTATCCATATACTCAGGTAATTTTTAGATTAATTCCTGAAGGAATAAATTACAATGAAAATCTTGATGGATTTAACTTTGCTATAAAACCACTAATTGATGAGTGTGAATAAATTTACGATTAGACAAGATGCGATTGTTGATAAACAAATCAATATACCTGTTGAACTCAAGTGGGATTATTTGGGGTTGGACATGGCAATTGATGAATATGAAACAAAAGCCATTGAAGACGTTATAGGTAAGGGAAGGGATTTTGAGGTTTCAAGATTTTCTCATGCCCCTGCTACAGGAACAACTGACAACACTGCAGTCAATTATGAATTCTATTTTTATTCTGGTGGGTCGTTGAATGACATTAACAATTGGAGAATAAACTATTTGAGTGAGGGATTCACCCCTCAAGAAGTTTATTATTACAATAATAACTTCGCGAATTCATTTTTCAAATTGGATTTCTATGACACTCCTGATGAAAAACAACAAACGAATTATATAACTATAATTCTTCCAACTCAACAAGGATTGTTTATGGAAACGCAGATGCAAAGAACTTTGGTTAATATAAGAAAACCTCAGTTTGTTTTGGATTACGTTGGGGATAAAGAAGGGTTTTTTATTTATTGGTTGAAGAAAAGAAATTTCTTGGACATTGATACATTCTATATGACAGCAAAGTTTTTCAATGCAAAGACTGGTCAATTCACCAAAATGATGACAGGTAGAGGAACAAGTCAAATTGATTCAACAAATGGACCCCAAGTTTATTTGGCAGAAAATAACAAATATACTTTTGACAACACACAGTACTTTTATTATACGGTGAAGTTAAATTATGTGGCACAAACTTACCAAGTGTTGAACACAACAGGTCAAAGGTTGGGAACAAACATTCCCATAAAATGGTATGAGTACGTTAATCCACCACAATAATGTCACAGGATAGTTATAGATTTGTAGTTTCACCTGAGAATATCAAAGGAGATTTGTCTGTTGTAGATTACAAAGGGACACCTGTTGGTGTTTATTCTGCAATGACCCAAGTTGTTAGTTCAGGGCCAAATGGCACTTCATTATTGACTGACTTATCAGTACCTATTTTGTTAAGACAAACTGCTGTCGATGCGGGATATTATAGTCCTTTTGATGGAGCGGTGTTACAAAAAGATGTGGTGGCAAATTTTTTATTTTCATCAACAACAAGCCAACCTTATGTTTGGAATGTATATAATACATCAGACCAATTTCAGAAGTTTTTGGAATTGTCTGCCTATAGAGTTGATTGGGGGGACGGAAGTCCTAAACAAACAATTACCACTTATGCTCCAAACTCAATTACTCACACATACCCAACTGCTACGAAACAATATACAATCACTTTGGAGCAAATAAATCCATGGGGAATAACTAAAGTTTCCAAGACTATCAATGTTCCGTTTTCTGATGTGGTGATATATAATCCTCAAGGTCAGGCGTTCTTTGCTCCATCCACAGGTAATTGGATTGGGACACCAGTATCATATAATTACATTTTTTCGGGAGATGCTGTCAACGTGGTTTCAGCGCAAACCTCGAACAACTATGTAACAATACCATTCACAGTATCAGGAAATACTAAATCAAGGATTAATGAATTGGCATTCTATGGTAGTCCTAAATTTCGAGTCGGAGTACCTGTAATAAGTAATGGTCAAATATGGGGTGCGATTACTGATATAAATCCTGTTTATACTGCTTACACAATAACGGAAGTGAACTATTATGATTATAAAGATGGAACTACAATATTTTTCCAACAATCATCGGGATTCACTTCTAATAATCTCACTGCAGAACCTATCACTAAAGATGAGGTTCTTCTCAAAGTTATAGACCAAGCACAGATACAAACCAATGTTTTTGTGGAAAGAGGAAAGAATAGTGCTTATGAAAGAGTTTTGAGATTGGGTGAGGTTGATAATTTGGGAGATATGATTAACTATGGGTATGGATTTTTTAATGTAGTTAATAAAGAAAGTACCAATTGAAAAAAAGAACTAAACTATTTATAAATTAAATAAAAGAATATGGCAATCGGCTCATACGGTACAATAAGACCTTCAGATGTTTCACCAGCAGATGTTGAAATTATTATGAACTATACTCCAACAAGGGATGTGACAGACCAATTTGTTTTAACAAAGTTGGATGCACAAACTATATTGAGACCTTACTTCGCAAACACTGAAACTGGTGGAACTCCTGATGTTGAAGTTTTGGGAGGACTTTATAATTTGACATTACCGGCAAATCAATTCAATGCGTTGGGAATTTACACATTATATATAAGACCCGCTGAAATTAGAACGGTGATTACTGATTGTGGAGTTTTAAGTGCTTTACCAAACGTGAAAGGTATCATCATTGACATTACTGATGTACCAACACAATATCAAAACAAATTTGTCCCACAGGGGTTGGTAGGATTTAGAGTGGAATACCTCAATCCAGATGGGTCAAAAATTCCTAACTTTTTCAGAGTTGTTACATCGAGTTTCTTTTGCGAACCAGTGACAACAAATGAAGTTAATACAACGCAAAAGGCGATAAGATATAGATATGTTGAAGGGGATTCAAATTTGATATTCCTAACATTGTCACCGTCTTCATCACCAACAAACAAACCAAATTCAACTCCATTTATTGGACAGCCAGATCAAGATATTATAATTACAAATACATTTTTCAATCCCGTATCAATAGAGATTGAAATGGTTGAGTATGACATTTCTTCTCTTGCAATTGCTCTATATGGTAATCAAACCAAGTCTATCGATGATGGAATCTACACTATCTATGACGCTAATGACAACATATATAGACAATACAACCTATACGAAATCAGAGACCAATTTAATGCTCTTCTTTATGAGGTTAGACAAAGTAGAGGTAATAATATTGATTTTAGTAAAAACTTTACAAATATAACTAATTAATGGCTACTACTCAAAGGAATACTAAATTTTTCTACCCACCACGGCCAGGTAGTGGTGCGGGAACTTTCTCTGACAACATTGTTGGATTACAAACAGTGGAGGGAGGAGGACTTACGCAAGGAAACTTTGAGTTCACAACTTCGGTTACAGAAAGAGTAACCAGAGACTTTAATGTAGGAGCGTTCTCACAACCAATTGGTTTGGATGGGTTGGATATTAATGACTTAGAGGAAAGTAGGAGAATAATTGCGACACAATTCAGAGTTTATCCAAATTATGATGTATCTCAAGTATTAAACTTTTCGATGTATGGATCTTTGAGTAAAAGATTCCAAGTTTCAGTAACAGAAATAATTAATAGGTTTCCAGCATCATTGGACATATTGTTCAACAATGAAGACTTTGTGACTGCCGCAACTGCAACTAATATATATTATGATATTAATACTGATGAAACTACATTCAGAATAAACACCGATAGAATCAATAATCCTTTTGATATTGATTATTCATTAAGTGCGACAACTAACCTCTCAATTAGAGAAATAGTGGTTTCTCCTTATAGAAATTTGTATAACACCTATTTGGATTATTGTATTGCCATTAATGACAACATATTCAACGTAGTTTCCTTTACTCCATCTCCAACATTATCATCAGGATATATTGAATTTATAGTTTCAGGAGCACCATTTGGAAAAACTGCGACCATATCATACGAAGAATTTCAAGTTAGACCAAATGATTTAGTTACAGACAGAATATTTGCTGAAAACTTTGACGAAGTTCAAAAGTTTTTGTTGAATAGATTAATCAGACCTGAATACACGGCAGTGTTTCAAGTTCCTCAACAAAATGAATCGGGTCAATTTTTTACGAATTATCAACAAGTAACTTGGCCGAAAGAAGGTCCGTGGAACTTAGATATTAAATCATTTCTTTTTGAAGATTACCTTACTCAGTTGGAATCAATCGCAGTCAACTTGGATTCATTCAAAACCAATTTGATTTCAAGATTTTTGGTTTCGGATTCCCTTAAAGAATTCGATACACTTGGACGTAAGGTTGAGAAGATATTCCAAATTTACGGAAGAAGTTTTGACCAAATCAAACAATTCATAGATGCATTGGCATATATGAACTCAGTGAATTACAATCCATCGAATGATATTCCATCACAATTATTAGCCAATTTGGCACAAACACTTGGATGGAGTTCCAATTTTTCACCAATAACTAATGAAGATTTCCTTAGTTCAGTTTTTGGAAATACATCAACTCCAACTTATCCTGGATATGCAAGAGCATTAACCCCAACAGAATTAAATTACGCTTATTATCGTAATCTTATTTTGAATGCATCTTATTTATTCAAATCCAAAGGTACGAGACGTTCGGTTGAATTTCTGTTAAGATTAATCGGAGCACCTGATTCTCTGATTGAATACAACGAACACATTTATTTGGCAGACCAAAAAATTAATATGGAACAATTTAATGTTCAGTGGGCTGCAATATCAGGAGGAACATATGTTCAGAATACTCCAGGTTTTATACCAGGTTCAACATATAAAATCAAAGGACAAACTTTCAGTGCATTTACTTCTATTGCGACTTATCAAGATGTTGCAACAAGACTTGGTGATTATCCTGTAGATGCCACAGGTTTCCCAAAGGCACCAATAAATACAGAGACTTATTTCTTTCAATTAGGAGCGGGATGGTACGAATCTACTCCTTCTCACAGAAGCCCTGACCAAGTTACAATTACAGGGCAAATATATACTGGCCAAAACTTTAACATACAGACACAATTACAACCATTTACTTATGGACAACCTTATTTAAATAGGTTTAGAGATTTTCCTTATATGACTGAGGGATTCAAACTCAAAAAAGTTGTAGACAATAATAAATCTTGGTTGGCGGAAGATGATAGAATAAGAGTTTCAACAAACGCTGATTACAATGCGTATTATTTTGTGGATGATGAGAGATTAGTTCTCAATGTCAAAAACGTAGATTTGTTTTTGAATCCTGCACAAGGTTTAGTTTATGATGTTTGGGATGAATCAAGACGATATGATTATCCAATCCCTGAGTCAGGACTAACAGTTGGATATCCCGTACCTGGTGGAGTCGATAGTACATTTGTAAATCCACAACCGAAGAAAAAAACATTTTTTGAGTTCTCTCAGACTTTTTGGGAGAATATGATTAATGTGAGGAACCGTCAATACATTACTGATGGTAAAACAGGTGGGTATCCAACACTCCAATCAATTTTTTGGAAGTACATTGAATCTGAAAGTACAGTTGGAATACCAAACAACAAATACACTTATCAAAAATTGATTGATTATGTAAATGGTATTGGGCCTTATTGGATGAAGTTGGTGGAACAGATGTTTCCTGCAACTACCATTTGGAATACAGGTGTCAAAATGGAAAACTCGATTTTCCAAAGACAAAAGTTTGTCTATCGAAGACAGAGAGGATGTCAATTCATACCAGTTCCTGTTGACCCTTGTTTTATAATATCAAATATTTTCGATTATAACTGTACAACTGAATATACTGACTTTAATATATTTCCATGGTTGAATGGAGATGTTGATGTTAGTAATTTCAGTAGCATTTTATCGAATAGAGTCAACAATATGTTGGCACAAAGTGGTCTGACGTTGAATGATTGTCTTACAAATTCTGTACAGAGCAGTTGGTATGTTGATTTGAGAATAGGTGGGGATATAATAATTCAAGAATTGTTCTATGTTGGTTATGGACTTACAGATGTTCCGACCAACACTATGTGGAGAAACGCATTGATACAATATCTACCACAATTATATGATTATGGATTCACATTTTTCTTAAACGGAAATGTGCTGACCATCACAAGTTTGACTTGTACAGAAAGAAACTTCAATGAAGTACTTTCGTTGAATTCGGGAATAAATATAAGTATTAATTGTCTTAATAACTAATGGCGGTATTAAATTATAACATAGCGGTTACAGGTGATTGTTCCAACAATAACTCAGGGGCACTCAATCTTTATGTTAGTGCGGGGTCACCTCCATATACAGTACAATTTATCAGTCCGTCTTACTCTTCACAAATCATCACAACTCAACCAGCTTCCCTTGCTGGATTGGCAAGTAATGTTTATCAAATTAGAGTTAATGATAGTAGTCTACCTACTAACAATGAATTTTTAATCAATATTCCAATATCAAGTGGGGTCTGTGGTTCTATAAGTGCAGTTCAAAACACAACTTGTGGAAACAATAATGGTTCAGTTACGGGTTCTTCAACTTCATTATACTCTTCAACAGACTTTTTTTTGTATGATGTAAATAACAATTACCTGACATCTGCAAATACCGTTACAAATGCGGCGGTTTTTGGTGGATTGAGTGCGGGAACCTATTATTTAGGAGTAACAGATTTAGGAGGATGTACGGCATTCACTCCAACTTTTATTGTGCAAGAATCTGAAAATTTGGATTTCGGACTTTATGTTGTTCCAAATTCAAGTTGTGGAGGTTCACCGATAGGTAAAATTTTTGTAACAGGTCAAACGGGACAAGCTCCTTTCAGTTATTTGTGGAATGATGGCCAAACAGGGAGCACAATCACAGGATTAACTTCTGGACTTTATTCGGTTACTGTAACAGATGCTTATGGTTGTACTCTATCAAAGTCAGGAACTATCACGAATGTAAGTCCAATTGGGCTTGGGTTATTCACTGCCACTGAACCAACTTGTCTTCAATCAAATGGAGTAATTAACATGACAGTAACAGGCGGTACTGAGCCATTTTATTATTCGGCATCTACAGGAAGTGTTTTAGTATCCTATTCAAGGACGTTTTCAATTTCAGGATTATCTGCGGGTCAATATAATTTCTTAGTGACAGATGCAGGATTGTGCCAAATGACTGCAGGTATAACACTTGAAACACCAGGTGGATTGACAAGTGTTACAGTACAGGGGCAGAATTCAACTTGTTCTACAAACAACGGTTCAATCTTAGTAAATGTTGTTGGAGGTACAGTACCTTACACTTATACTTTAATTTATCCAACGGGTAATCAACTTAATATTAGTAATTCGCAAACTAGTCAAATTTTCCAAAATCTAAGTGGAGGAACTTATTCTGTCGCTGTTTCAGACAATAGTGGATGTTCATTTTTACAAGAATTAACATTATTGACACAAAACAAATTTACAGTTTCAACACAAGTATTGGGAACAAGTTGTGGTCAAAGCAATGGAAGTGTTACAATTTTTACATCCTCAGGAGCAACCTTACCTTTGGATTATTCTGTTGATGGAATACAAAATGTTATTGACACAAATTTGAGTGCGGTGACATTCAACAATCTTTCATCAGGAACTCATATTGTTACAGTAACTGATGCTGATAATTGTGCTCAGACAATAAATATATTAGTTCCTCCAAGCCAACCATTAAACTATACTTTATATAGCACTTCTTGCGGTAGTGGGTCGAGTGGTAAAATTACTGCATTCATAACCTCAGGTGAGCCACCATTCTCATTTAATTGGTCCGATAATGTACCAAATGAACCACAACAAATACAAGTTAGTGGATTAACTGCTGGAACTTATTCTTTGACCGTGGTGGATGCTAATGGATGTTCATTAACAAGAAATACAACTATAACTTGTAATTCAAATTATACGTCTTACCAAACTTATGTCATGGGTGCTGAGATATTTAATATTCAATCTCCAACTAAATTTGGATTACTTCAAATGTTAAACGAGGGGTATTTTGATTTAACCTCAGGTAATACAGGTTGTGATTTAATAAGTGCAACGTTTACTGCAAAAGTTTCCGTAAATCCATCGGGAATTATCGCTTCTCAAAATTTCTTCACATCAACATCTTTGGTTCAAGTCCCAACAGATAATGATTGGTATAATACGATAAGAACTTTATTACTTGGAATTCCTGGTGTTGGGAGTGTTATAATTGACCAACTAAATAATCAAATTACTATCGAGACAAGTAGAAATAATACTTCTTTGGAAGGTGAAGAAATTGTAATCGATTTAATAATTGGATATAATATAATTTGTTTATCATGAATCAGGTAAGAATTACGGAAATATCGGGAGGTACTTATCCTATAAGTGTTTACATATCAGATGTCTATGGAAATAACCAAACACTTTTAGGCACTATTTCTTCAGGACCAGTTCCACCTGTTGTTGAATATAATACGGTTATACCTTCAATATTCTCAACTGCGCCTGAAATAATGCTAAAGTTGGTCGATGACAACAACTGTGAAGTATTCAAAATACTTCAATGTACTTTTGGATGTGCGTTTGAAATTACTATTGAGTTGGCATCTTGTATTGTCAATTTGAATATCCAAGAAGCAAACTGTAATTTCTCTATTTATAGCACAGAAGGTAATTGTAGTATAGTTTTAGTCTAATCAAAAAAATAATCATTCTATATTTTTAGCATACGGTAAATGAAATAGAATAGTTGTGGTATTTATTTAATAAAAACATCGGATGTCAATATATTCTATTTTAGTTACGAACAATGCCCCTGGTTGCTCAACCGAAATTGAGCAACAACTTACGGTCACTGGTTGTACTACATACATCGTTAGACTTGCTTCTAACTCAAACGCGTTAGGTCCATTTAACATCTATGTTAATGACGTAATTTATTATTCTGCAGCAACAAGAAATGACATGTTTAATGGTATTGTGGTTGTATTAGAATGTGTAACTCCAACTCCAACTCCCTCACCTACAGCTACTGTAACTCCGAGTATTAGCGCAACACCTGGATTGTCACCAACTGCGACTCAGACACCTACAAATACGCCAACTGAAACACCAACTAACACTCCTACAAATACGAATACAAATACACCGACAAATACACCTACAAATACACCAACGGTAACAAATACACCTACAAATACTGAAACTCCAACAGTAACACCAACTAATACGCCTACGAATACAACTACACAAACACCGACAAATACTGAAACACCAACTAATACTCCTACAGAAACATCAACACCTACACCAACAGTAACAACAACTAACACTCCTACAAATACTGAGACACCAACAAATACGCCTACAAATACAATTACACAAACACCAACAAATACTGAAACACCTACACCTACACCAACAGAAACTCCAACTAATACACCAACTAATACCGCAAGTGTTACACCAACTAATACTGTGACACCAACTGAAACTCCAACAAACACTCCAACAGAAACTCCAACTAATACACCAACTAACACACCAACACAAACTCCAACTAACACAGAAACTCCAACAAATACACCAAGTGAGACTCCAACTAATACACCAACTAACACACAGACTCCAACAGAGACTCCTACAAACACGCCTACAGAGACACCAACTGGAACTCCAACCCAAACTCCAACAAATACTGAAACTCCAACAAATACACCAACGGTAACTCCAACTGAAACTCCTACAAACACTCCTACAGAGACACCAACTAACACACCAACACAAACACCAACAAATACTGAAACTCCAACTAATACACCAAGTGAGACACCTACAAATACACCAACTGTAACTCAAACACAGACACCAACAAATACACCAACAGAAACTCCAACAAATACACCAACAGAAACTCCAACAAATACACCAACCGTAACTCCAACAGAAACTCCAACAAACACACCAACGGTTACTCAAACACAGACACCTACACCGACACCTACTAACCAACCATTGTTTGCATATTTAACTATTGAACCACAAGGACAAACTGCTAACTTTAACGGTTGGATGGCTTCACAAGGTTCTAGTTTCCGTGGATTCTGGATTAATGGGGCAACAACCGCAAATGCTGTTACATTCAACCAACAGTTTAATGCATACTTGAACTACTCAGGATGGGGAGGAAACTCACCTGCAGTTATTACAGGAACAATTTCTCCAACATCAGGAGGGAACGACGCTTACGGTAACCCAATTAACGCATACCTATTCCAAACAACTCAAGTGTCGGGTGGAACAACACCAACAAATGCTTGGTACACATGGTACGTTTCAACGGGAGCGACAAACGGTCAAATTATGACTCAAATTGGAACAAATACCGCAGGAAATCCAAATTCATTAACAGCTAGAAACTTAACCTCAGGATATTACAACTTAACGGTTAATTATACAGGAGGTACAATACCGCCAGGAACATACCGTGTATATACGACATATGGTTTAACTGATTTCAGAATAAACGCCTCAGTAAATAATATTTACTTTAAAGGGAACACCTTAATATAAAAATAATAAAAAGACTATGAGCTTTAACTATCAAAATCCAATTGCAGGAACAATCTTCGAAGGACCAGTCGGAGTGGCGCTTGATAATAGTACAGGGACAAATTTTAGTGTATTTTCAATTGGAGGATACATGGAAGTTTATTCTCACCAAGACTTAATTTATACAATACCTCCAGGAACGGAGGGTCAAGTATTGTATTCAGGGAACACAATCCCAATCGCATTCAGTTATAATGCCCCATTCTCAATACCTAACGTATTGACTCTTTATAGTGATGAAATTTCATCAGGAAGAAGAAGACTAGGTATGATGGTTTATGTGATATCTGCGGATACTACATATCAATATATTATCGATGATTATGCGACATTATGGAATAACGCTCAAACTTCAGGAGCACTAGGTTTTGATGGTGTGGTTTGGACTTGTGAAGACAGCACGGTTGCGGGAGCAGCGTTTTTAGATGCATGGACAGGTTCAACTATTGAAGGTGTTAGTGGTGTTACACATGAAAACGCAAGATGGAAAGTTGCAAATATGAACGACACTGTTATTACAGGAGGAACATATTTTTCAGCAACTACAACATTACAGTTATACGAAAACAATGGACAAACTGTTACAATTACAGGATTTACTGGAACGGTGACAGGAGGAACTTATGATAGTGGTTCTTCAACGTTAACTCTTAATAATAGTGATGGTAGTAACGTATCAATTACAGGTATTACTTCAGGTTCTGGTTCATCCTTATCCGTTGGAGACGGTGGAACACCGGTAACTAATGTTTCAGGAATTACATTTAGTGGAGCGTCGGTTATAGATGATGGTGGAGGAAATATTACAGTAACAATTACAGGTGGTACTTCAGGAACATCAGGAACCAGCGGAACGGATGGT